GATCGAGGCGGGTTCAGGCAGCTCGACCAGGCCGTTCGTCACGACCAGCCCGGACACCACATTCCCGTCCGCCAGCGCACTGATCGTCCGACCCTCGAGGTGATCGAGGTTGCGCAGGATCGTCGCGGGGGCATCAAAGGCATAGGAGACCGCGCTGTCGAGGAAACAGCTATTCTCCACCCCGTCCCAGCGCGCCGCCGCCATGCGCTCGATCAGCAGTTTGTTGCCGCGCCGCACCGTCAGATAAAGCCGATCCTCGCCGCCTTCCGAGATGACGCACACGCTTTCGACCAGCCCGTCCGTCTCGCACAAGGTCCAGCCCCAGACCTGCTGTTCCTGCTCCCAGGTGAAGCATAGCAATGCACCGTCGCTCCGCGCCGCCCAGATGATCGATCGTGGCTCCTGCGCATAAGCCCAGGAGACGATGTCGAAACCCCGGAACAGATGCGGCGAAAAGATCGTCACATCGTTCGAATTGATCGAGTCCGACTGGAACTCATAACCGAGCGTGCGGACGCCATTGCCGATCGCGGTCTGGTAGAAGCACACGCTGTCGATCACGAGCGGAGAGAGCCGCGAGGAACCGCGCCCGTTCTGCCGCCGCGTCACGAAATCGGTGGCCGAGATATAGCCCGCCTGACCGCCCTCGATCTTGAAGATCGCATCCGAGGTAAGCGCCAGGAGATCGTTCATCGAAACGAGCTGGTTCACCGCGTTCACGCGCCCCGCAACCAGCGCAAAGCTGAGCGAATCCGATGCCTTTAGAGGGCGCGAGATGTCCATGTTCTCGAAGCTGCCGGAACGCGAACCATAGATCGCGTTCGGGTGATTGGCTGTGCGGGCCCATAATAGCCGCTGCTCGAAAAAGGTGACGGTCGATGGCCAGTTACCGGCCACATCGAACGGGTTGGTCCCTACCGGCGGGCCGTCGGAATAGTCGGGCCCGATATTGTCGTCGATGAAGCTCGTCGAGACGGTATTGCCGATATAGCCAAATTCCTGGGTGTTGTCGGCCTTGTACACCCGGTAACGCGTGGCGCCCGTTACCGCATCCCAACTGATCATATTGTAGTTGCGCTTCAGCGTCAGGTCGTTTGGAAGAAGCGTATTATCGACCGGTGAAGACGGCCGGCTCTCGACCCCTGAAAGGTCGTCAACCGATGTCACGACATAGTGCTGTATCTGCGGGAACCAGGCGTTTCCCGCAGGTGTACCGTCGGCATCCTGGTTCGGGCGGCTGGACGCGACGGGATGAATCGCCGGCGCGGCAAGCGTCGGCGTGAAGCTGATCGAGCTGAACGTCCAGTTGGTGTGACCACCGCGCACCAGCTTGGTCGGCGCGTGATTGATATGGGCGAGATACATCGTGTCAGCCGACTGCTCGAAGTCCACTTCCTCCAGCTCGAGCCCGTTGAAGGGCGCGCCAACGCGGTAGATCCTGGCGACGCTCATAGGAAATCTCTGTTCTTGATATTGTGCGAGAGCACGCCGGCGGAAACATAAGTGTGAGCATCCTGCACGCTTATCCGCGCGACCCATGCTTCGCCGTCAGCTTCGCCGATCTCTTGGGCCCGCACCCAGGCATCACCGATCCGGAAGCGGTGATCGGCCGTGGCGCGGATCGTCGCGCCGTCGATCGTCGCCCGCAACACCGGTTGCCAGACGAAGGAAATCGCTGATACCGGATAGTCGCCCCATTCGAAGCCGTGTTCGTGCTGTGTCCGAACCAGCATTCCAACCTTCAGGAAGCGCGCTTCGATCTCGGACCCGTCCGCGAGCAGGATAAGCGTGTCATCGGCCACGCACGGTCGATAATCGCCGCCACCACCGGTGTCTGGCGGTGGAGGAGGAGGCGGCGGCGGCGGCACTGGCGGCGATGGCGGAGGAGCTGGTGGCGCCCCTGACCGCGCGGTGCCCCCGGTGTCGCCAGTGAACGCCGCGAAACCGGTCGAATCAATATCGACGACGAAATGCCCGGCGTCACCGCCATCAACCACACGTCCGATCTTGCCATTCAACTCGATCGTGCCGAGGATGCCGGAGAAATAGACCTGATCACCGGCTTTATAGCCGTGATAGGCCGCAGCGATTATTGTGGTGGCGCCTCGTGTAACGGCCGTGATGGTCAGCTTGTCTTCGATAACCATTCCGCCATTCGCGGCCGCACGCATATAAGCCTGGCCCATCTCGAGGGCGTAGGTCTGGGTCAAAGAGAACTGGAACGGCATCAGCCGCACCGCCGAGGGGCCGGTGGCGTGGATCGCCGTGCTGGCGACGTCGGGGGACTGGACGGGATCGACCATATAGGTTCCGGCCCCGCCCGCGCCGGTGCCAAAGGCGCTGATGACGGTGCCCGGAGCAACGCCGATGCCACTGATCGTCTGCCCGATCGCAAGCGTGCCCGACGCCACCTCACTGACGGTCATCACCGCACCCGAGATTCCCGCGGTGACGTCCGCCTCGTGCTTGTCGGTATAGACCTCGGCAACAAGGCGGGTTCCCGGCCGCTTTGTGATGCCGCCATATTTCAGCACGATCACGTTGCGCGCGCGGCGCAGCGCAGTCTGATAGGCAGCGACATCGACGCGCCCGATCAGCTCCTCGGCGATCTCGCCCTTGGAGAAGTTGGCGGATCCGGTGCGAAACGCCATCAGCGCACCCACTCGGCAAGGCCGCCGGCGCGTGCGACCATCACTTCGTCGCTGAACGGCACATCGCGCCTCGGCTCGCGATTCTCGTCATCGGCCACCGCGCGTCCGGCCGCGAGCTCGGCCTGCTGGAGCAATTGTCCCTTCATCTCACGGCTGTCGCGGATCGGCACCGCCAGGCGCGCGGCGAGCGCATAAGCCAGGGCATCGGCGAACAATGCCGGCATGACCGCTTCGGACACATCATCCGATGAATATTCCAGGATCGCCCCGGCGATCTGGGTGAAGAGCAACCCAGCCTCGACTATGAACGCCTGCCCCCATTCGACCGGCCAGCACACAAGCGCGCCGTCCGCCGGCGGCACCAACCGTTTGGGCGTCGCGCAATCGGCGGGGAGCGCATAGGCATGAAGCCATTCGCTCGCCCTTGGATTGTCGCTCAGCTCGGCGAGCGACGCGATCCGGGTCGCAAAGCTCCAGTCATGCCGCTCGAGCAGCAGCTTCAGGCATTGCGGATAATAGCGCGCGCAATTCTGCGCCTCGATCGAGTCCTCGGCGATGTCCGCGATCGCTGACGCCCGAAGCTCGCCGAGCGCGAGATTGCAGATGGTGATGCTGACGGCCACGGGCGTTTCCTATGCGTAGGTCAGGTTCAGACATTCGATGTCGCCGGCCGCGATCGCGGTGGTATCCGCGTCGGCGGCGGCACCGGTGATCGCAAAGGCGATGCCGGTCGCGAAATATTGGCCGGTCGCCCCGAGATCGATCGCGAAAGGCGCACTCGCCGCAAGCACGAAGGTGAGTACCGGCGTGTCGGTGCCGACGGTCGGTGCGCTCGCCTTGTTGTAGAGCTTGAGATAGCGCTTCGAGGCCACCGTGTTGTTGCCGCTGATCTTGAACAGGTCGCCCGCCGCCGCCTTCACGCTGGTCGCGTTGGTGGTCGCAGCCGAGGACAGCAACCGCACGGCCGCGTTCGGCTTTTTCTGCCGGTCCCAGCTGGTGCCGTTGAACATATAGGGCGCCATCGCGAGCAGAGTGTTCGTCGCCGTGCCCTGGGTGGCCATCTGGCCGAAACCGAGGCTGCTATTGATGAAGCCATCGGCACCGGTCGCGCTGTTGAACGTCGCCAGCGCGCGCAGATTGCGGCTGATATCAACCGCGAGCGTGCCGAACTGGCCGGTCGTCAGCGGCGTGATCGCGCCGCTGGTGTAAAGCCCCGTGCCGAGCGACGGCAATGCGTTGGTCTCGGATGTGGGAATGCCGGGAATATATGCCATGGTTGCGCCCTCCCCGGCGCTCAAATCTCTAAGGCCAATGTCTAAGGAGTGGCCGGGGCACGCAGGCCCCGGCTTCAAGTCAGCGGCGTGCCTTGGCCGCGGCCGCTTCCGCTTTTTCCAGCGCCAGCAGCGCGTCGGCTTCGCTCGCGGGCAGCCATTTGCGGCCTCTGGGCTCGGCGGTGAAGAACGCTTCGCCAGGCTCGTACAGGATGCCGCCGGTATAAACCTGGTGCGGTGCGGTGAACGCCTCTGTCAGAGGCTTCCTGGCGCTCGCCTCCTTGGTGGGCGCCGGCTCAGCCATTGGTCTGGTTCCCCGCGGTTACGCTTGCGGTGATCTTGCCCAGCGTCGGCGCGGTGCCGACGACGGTGTATTTCAGCCGCACATAGCGCTCGTTGGTGCCGATCGGCACGCTTTCGGGCAGCAGGTTCCGTGCGCCGACCGCGAGATCCGCCAGCACATAGGTCGGCGAGGTGAACACGGTCTGCGGCGACGAAAAGCCGGTATTGTCATCGGTCTCGATCGAGATCGTCAGCGAGGTGAGGTTGTTGAAAGTCTCGACCACCGAGCATTTGAGCGGCACATCCGCCCCCCTGCCGATGTCGCGGGTGATCGCGGCCGCCGCACCGTAAATGGTGCCGGTCGCGCCGAGATCGACGATGTTGGTCGAGGCCACCGTGGCGGTGATCGCCTGGGCATTCGAGAAAAGCGTGGTTGAGTCGATGATCATGATGGTCTCCTGATGTCCTGAAAGCCGGCGGAGCTAGCGTTCCCCCGCGAAGGCGGGGGTCCAGAGTTCCGGGTGCCGTGCCCTGCGCCTCTGGATCCCCGCCTGCGCGGGGACACGGCAGCCCCTGCGGGTCTGCCTAGCTTACCAATGCCTCGGCATTGATGAGGGCGTCGGTCTCGCGAATGGGCAGGCCGCGATACGACATGACTTCCTTGCCCTCGAGCTCCATCGGCCGGATCATCAGCGCGCCATTGCCGCTGTTGGTGCCCAGCGCGTCGAGCGCCTCGATCATGTCGCGGTTCATGTAGATGACGGTGCGGCCCTGCGCGGCGACATCGCCGTTCATCTTGGCGGTGCGCCGGTTCTGCAGCTTGTAGCTCGCCTTGCGCATGAACTTGTAGAGATCGACCGTCCCGGCCTGCACGTCCGACACGTCGATATTCGCGATCCGCGCATTGAAACGCCAGTCGCGCACCGCGACGCCGACATGCTGCCGGAACAGCTCCTCCTTGACGTAATAGACATTGCCATTGCCGTCGACGGTGCGCTGCTCGCCCTTGTCCTCCCGGGTCACGCCGGCCTGGGTGCCCTTGGGGTGGATCAGCGTGGTGTAGGCGTCGCCATGCGTCACGAACCAGATCGAGGTGTTGTCGGAACCGACCCCGCCCGCATTGATGATCTGGTTGCCGGCACCGCCTCCGCCGAGCTTGTTGTAGCGCGCGGCCAGGCCCCTGAACTTCTCCGGCGTGGCGACCGTATCGTGATAGAAAAAGCCACGCTGCACCTCTTGCGCCATCGCCTCGAGATAGGCGCGGCCTTCGGACAGTCGCACCGCCGCCGGGTTCGGCGAGATGTCGAGCAGCCGCGTGTCGACCGTCGACAGGCCCTCGACAAAGCCGGTCGTGTCGTCGACCTGCTGGGTCGAGCTCTTCGACTGCGGAATGCCCTGGTAGAGCATGCCCCAGGTGACGGTCGGCAGCCCGGTGCGGATGGTGTGGCGGTGATAGGTGCCCATATTGGCCTCAGCCGTCACCGCATCCTCCATCAGCGGGTTGAGCTGGCGCAGCACCTCGATCACCTCGCCGATCTGGGCGTTGGTGCCGCCGGTGCCCTTGTAGAGGTCGATCAGGCTGAGAAACGTGTTGCCAATGGTAGCCATAGTCTATGTCCTTTCCCGAGGCGATTTCCCCTCGGGGAACGCCGCTAAATTGAGAGATTCCGGAAATGTTGCCTTCGGGCCGTCAGCCCTTGGGTGCGTCATTGGGGTAGAGCGTCTCCGCCGTGTCCCGTCGTGAAGAGGTGCCGCCGGTGCCGCGCACGAAATCACCATCCTCGCCGATCGCCCGGCCGACCTTGGCCCAGGCGCGGATCATCTCCGGATGGTTGCCGAGCCCGCTCTCGTCGAGCAGCACCCGGAACGGCGATCCCTTGGGGAAGCCGAGATTGTCGAGCGCGAACGCGCCCTTCGCCAGCGTCTGCTTCCAGTTCGCGCCGCCGATCTCGCGGTCGGCCATGGCGGTGTCGAGCCAGGCCTTGCGGTCAGCGCGCACCTGGCTGAGGATCTGCGCGTTGAGCTTGTCCGAAAGGCCGGCGGCGAACGTCGCCGCGACGGGCATCAGTTTGTTCGCCTGCTCGTTCGAAAGGCCGAGTTCCTTGAACACCGGCGTCGCGACGGCGAGCGCTTGCGGGTCGATGGTGAAACCGCCGGGCGCCTCGAGTTCATAGGTCTCGGGAACCTCCTGGCCGCCCCCGCCCTCAAGCTCGTCGCCGTCCTGCTCGACCAGGTCGTCCTGCGCCTCGCCGGTCTCGAATGTCGAAGCATCAAGCGCGTTCGCACCCTCGGGCGCGTCGGGTTCAATCCCCGTTTCGAAGCTCTGCGTAGATGTCGTGTCGTCGATCAATTGCTGTCTCCTTGTGCGCTGACTGCACCTGTTCGCGCAGAGTTTGAATCAAGGTCTGGGCGGGAATCCCCGAGGGCGACGGCAGCGGCTGGACCTCATCCACGCTGCGCAGCATTTCGAGCGCGAGGCTCCGCCGCCCCTCGAGGAAAAGGTTGCGTCCGTCGGCGGCACTGGCGGTGGTTTCGAAGACCCCGCCGGCCTGGATCATGGCAAACAGGAAGCGCCGAAATGCCGCGGATTCGAGCAGGGTGAGCTTGTCGGCGCGATCGATCACTTTTCCCTCTCCCCCTGTGGGAGAGGGAGGGAGGAGCGAAGCGACGGAAGGGTGAGGGGAATGAGGCTCGAGACTTGAGTCCCCCTCACCCTTCCCATCGCTACGCGATGGGCCCAGCATTGGGTGAACAGCGCCCCGCGCTGTTCAGGGCATGCCGGGGGCATGCCCGACCCAATGCTCCTCTCCCACAGGGGGAGAGGGAGAAATAATTCGCTCCCGTTCACTGCCCGCCACCGACGCTAGGAACCAGCCCCGCCAGCCCGCCATTCTGCGCCGCCTCGCTCAGCAACCGCGCCGCATCGGCCCCCTGCCGTGCCGGCCCGGCCATGGCCGCAAGCTTCGCGCCCTGCTCCGCCTGCGCCCGCTGCTGCCTGAGCCCTTCCGCTTCATCCACCGATCGAATGATCCGCGGCGGCGCCCCGGCGCGATCGGCATAGTCATCGACGATCGCATCGACATCGAGCCGATCGCCGGCCTCGGGAAACTGCCCCGCCAGATTGCCGATGAACGACACCGTCCGCTCGATCTGGCCGAGCCCGACCATTCTCTGCATCTGCGCGAGGATGCTCACGAAATCGACCTTGATCGGCTGGCCCTGCAGATGCTCCGGCGCCGGCGGCAACAGTTTCTTGCGCGCCATGATGCCGAATGCCCGGTCGATCGCGACCTCGAGTTTTTCCGAATTCACCCGCTCGATCACCGGCCCGAGCTGGGTCAGCTTCTCCTCGTTGCGGCTGGCTATCTCCTCGATATTGCGCGGCTGCACGCCCTGCATATTGGTGATGGCCATGAACAGATCGGCATAGGTCAGCCGGTCGACCGCCTCGCCGCAGCGCTGAACATCCTCCATGATCGCGCCGATCGCGGCGGGATCCATCTTGTACGGCACGATCACGCCCGCCGCATCGACCTGGCTGGCCGTCACGACATTCCCCGCCTGCCCCGTCAGCTTGACCGAGGCGGGCACGATCTTCTCGGGCCGGACCAGGAACTCGGTCGCCTGCGTCTTGCGCCGCGTCTGCAACTGCAGCTCGCGCAAGTCGGGCAGCGCATCGAAACCCGGCGAGGTGCCATAGGTATCGCCGCCGATCGTGTCCCAGCGCGGCGCCCAGAAGGGCTGTTCCTCATAGCCCTGGACGCGCAGCATCCGCTCGCAATCGCCGTCATTCTCGTCCCAATAGGCTGAGCGCCAGGGCTTGCCCGACGCGGTCTTCAGCCCCTCGACGCGATCCTTGTTGGGCTCGATCGCGTGCATGACATTGACCTGCTGGTCATAGCGCCCGCTCGCATGGGCGTTCCGCACAAAGTCGCTCGCCCCGTCGAGCCCGAACGCCTGCACCACCTGGTGCACCGTCATCGGGCAGCGGCGATAGAGCGTGTCCGGCACGCTCGCATCGGAGAGCGCGAGCCAATATTCGCCCGCGGTCATCGCATGGCAGACGGCGCCCGCCTGCCAATGCTCGACCATCACGCACGCCTCGGTGCCGAACATGCCCATCTCGGCATATCCGGATTTCATCGCGCCGTAGAAATTGGTGCTGGCGAGAAAGGCGTAGATCCGCCGCTCGACCTCGGCGAGCCAGGTGCGCACCGCTGCATCGCCCACGAGATCCGCGTCGAACGGTGCCAGCCGGAACCAGGGCCGGGACGGCGAGGAAAGCCCGCTAGTCATTCCCCCGGTCAGCGTCCGGAAGCTCAATATGCCGTGGCTGTTGTAGACCTTCAGGTTGGTGCGCTTGAAATTGCGGTTCTGCTCGCTGTTGAGGAAACGCGAATGCGAGGGCTGCGCATACAGCGCGATCTCCCGCCATTCCTCCTCATAGGGCCGCCGCGCCGCCTTGAGCGCGCCGAGCCGGCGGCTGCACCGCTCCTTGAGGGTGAGCGTCATATCAGCCCCCCAATGCGCTGGTGGTGGCCGGGCCCGCACCGAGGCCGAGCGCGCCGGTATAAGCCGTCGCCATCATCGCGCGGCGTCGTCGGATCTCGTCATCGATGCGGGGAGCGGTTGCGCCATTGTCCGGCAGCTTGAGGGCTTGCCGTTCAGGGATGGAGGTTGCCTTGGGCATTTTGGGTGTACACAT